CAAAACTGGCACCATTGTTGGGACTGGTGGTCTTAAACCAAACAGATCCAGTGGGTCTGGGGTCGCTGCCAGTGGTTGACCAAGTTCCACCTGCAGGAGCCTGAGTGTGCTTGCTGTCAACAAATGATGGGCAATTGTAAGCCACGTTGGCACTGATACCCAGTGTGGTGAGTGGCGTTCCTGTGACGTTGAGGAATGTCACATTGCCCACGTTGGAATTGCAGTATACGCTCAGCTGTCCATTGCTGGTAGCTGCTGCTTTGATGTTGGAAGAATTAACCAAATTAACATTGGCCACTGTGGCTGTGAGGTTTGCGCCCACAGTAACATTGCTTCCGTTAATACTGAACACATTGCCAGTGATAGCACTGATGTTTGCTGTGGTTGTACCAGTAACTGCTGGCCATCCCAGTTGCCAATCGCTGGTTCCCACTTGTGCCCAATTTCCATACAAGCTGTAGCTGCTGGGTCCAGCAATCTTGTAGAACAGAGGATTGTCGGTGTTGGTCAAGTCAATGGCATAGTCGCCAGGCTTGCCCACATTGTTGACTGGCTCGCTACCGCTGATGTCAGCTGGATCTGTGAGCAGGAACAATTTCGCACTGCCAGTTACATTGGATGTTGAAACCTGACTGAATCCTGGTGTGCTCTGATTCCATTCAAAAATACCAAACTTAGTGGTTGCTACATCCAACCACAGAGTGTTGTTGGCAACACCACCAGTGGGTCTTGCGGAAGAACCAGCTAGTTCGTTTAGGTCAATGTCTGCACGAACGATGTAAGCAGCATTGCTCACACCCAATGCACTATAAGCTGCAAACAAGCCATGTTCGTTGAGTTCATAGCCGTGAACAGGGGTTCCAGCACTCACCAAGTAATTGGGTTTGCCGTACTTGTTAATCAATTCTCTCTGTGAAGTGACCAGGAATACTTTACCAGCGTTAGCTGCTGTAGTGTATTCGGCCAAGTCCCCATTGGGGTTTGTTTTATCTTGGGCAGTAGCAAGCACAATGAAAGGAACTGTCCCTGCCGCAGCAGGGGTGTAATTGCTTTCATCAATGATTGTTACCTGAACGCCCGGTGATGTTAACGCCATTTTTGTATAGCCTCCAGTTACGAGTATTTATTACTAACCTGGTTTTTCTGGCGATTCACGGCACCTTTTAAAGGGTTTTGGGTAAATAACAGCATGAGACCACTATGCAAGGTTTGTCACACCAAGCCCTGTGCTGTGAATTATCACAGAGCAGACAAAATCTACTACAGAAGTCGGTGTGAAAAATGTTGTAAACAAAAAAACAACCAGAGGTACACCAAACCTCTGTGGCAACTCAGAGGGTACAGAAAAAAGAACACCTGTGACCGTTGTGGGTTTCATAACCCTGTGTCACAGGTGTTTGGTGTTTTTTGTGTGGATGGAAACCTATCCAACAACAACATCAACAATTTAAGAACAGTGTGCGCTAATTGTCAAATCTTACTAAGCGTTAGTGACACTGGTTGGAGCAAGGCTGATCTGTTTAGTGATTACTAACAAAACTTTGAAACATCAACTGATCCACTGACTGATACAACTGTTCCAGAGATCCAGTATTTTGTATCTGATAATCAGTTTTTAAACCCACCCAACTCCACTCGCTGGGATGAATTCCAGGCCACAGATGTTCCATGGTTAATTTTTTCTTTTGCAGATACTCCAGCTCTTCAGCAGAAGCCGTGTTTTGTCTGATAGCACAGGTAAGCCAAGCTGGTTTTACGCCAGAGTCTCTGTGTATTTCAATCAGATTTCCGTTGTGTTTTTGAATGGCTTTGAGCTCATTGTGAAATCTACAATCACTCACAATCACATTTAATCCCTGGTCCAGATGTCGCTGAATCTGTTGTTCGGCCGCTGCAATCCAGATTTCATTGTGAAAGTGATTTCTCATGACATCCGTACCTATGTGTTGTAGTATCCACCTGGGAGTTAGACCCGGAATCTGTAATCTTTCAGACCACCAAGGGTCCACTTGCTCACGCCACGCACGACTTTCTTCACTAATGCCGTCCAGCAACTCACGATCCCACCCAAATATAACACTGAGTGCATCTTTGAGCGGCCTTGCAAAACTCACACGACGCCAACCAGAATAATTATCCACGATATAATTAGCCACAGTGTCTTTGCCACTGCCAATCCATCCCACTATGCCATATACTTGAGCCATGTTACTAGTATATAGTATTTGCTAACAACACCCAACAATAATTATTTCAATTAACCAAGTCAAAGTTTACAGTTATCAAAGTGGTGTCTAAACATAACTGGTCCTTTACCTGTTTTACTGCAACGTGGGCAACAATATTCTGTTAATAAATTACTACTACCATCTTCAACTTTTCGTTTAGATAAACCAACAAAATTATGAACACCGTCTGCATATCTTTCTTTTTGTCTCAAACTGTTAGTGTTTAAAGAGATAGGATAGATGGCAGATTGACTATTGGTTGCATCTTCAATCAATTGATCTAATGTTTTATCACAACCCATATCTTTTTTGCTGTTTTCTTGTATAGTTATTAAACGTAAATTAGTCCAGTGTCCAAGCCAACAAGGAGGAACATTTTGCATAAATCCTGCCTGAATACTAAAAATGTGATCTAATGCCATTTCGCTACGATTTAATCGAGCAGGATTAATATCGTCAAAATGATCTTTCCAACTTTGATTGGTGTATTTCCAAACTTCTTCATAATAACGTCTTCTGTCGGTTCTTAGTTCTTTCGGAGTTGCACCATTTTTAATTCGGGCATTTGATATCTTTAGTTTAACATCAGAATTCTTACTTGGATTATCAACTCCGTATTTTTTAAGAAAGTTTTTCTTTGATTTTCTGTTTGCAACTTAGTATAAGTTGACTTTGACCGATATTTTCTACCATTCAGTACTGCTTCTAAGTTTGATTGCCGGCGTTTTTCATTAATTTCAGGGGTATGACTATTTTTAAAATCTCCTCGCAACTCCTGGAATTTTCTTCTAGCTTTATGGTCTTTCGTAGTAAGATACCGATTTTCACACCATTTAACTGGATTGTTTGTAACAGGACAAAGAGGTATTTGCCAAATATTATTCATTATATGCCAAACTCTTTGTTTAGGTTTAGCAGTGTCAGGCAAAAAATCTGTTAACTTCAATATTTCTAGCCAAAGTTCAGGATGAGTTTTATTCAAATATCTAGTTGCTGACTTGTTACTTGACGTATCTGATTGGATAAGTTGAATTAGTATGTCTTTCATACTTTTATTTATGCAATCTAAGCCAATTACGAACGTTAACCTATGATAAAAGTGATTGGAGTAGAACCATCAACATAATTCTTGAGATCCTCGATCAGTTTATCCATTTCTTCTTTGGCTTCGTTCTTTAGAGCTTCACCATTGAGGGTTGTGCCTCCTTGAGGTCCGGCTATCTGTGCAAACTTACTTCGAGCTTCTCCCAGTGTGTATTTGGACATGCTGTAGGTGTAATCTTTGATCCAGTTACTGATACGATAATCCTGCAACAGATACACTTCTGGTTTCATGTTAAAAGTCCAGAGCAGGAATGTTTCACCTGAGTTTTGAGGACGTCTAACAATGGTGAGTTTCTTGGTCACTGGATTAAATGTATAGTTCACATACCCACCAAACATACGAGCTGTCATTTCCTGGTACTGAGTATATAGTTCATAACTGAGCAATCCACCAGTTCGGCCCACTTTGAGTAAGTAGGTGTTCAAGTATCCAGCTTCAAAAGGCTCAAACTGATTTCCTGCACTCTGTCCAGTGCTACCGATAGTTCTGCGGAAAATCTGTCTCACAGTGGTAACTTCTTGAGGCAGAATATACTCTTGCTGATCCTCAATTAGATCCAGGAAGGCATAACTTTCTTCCTCAGCATTTTGGCTACGGGCACGGTATGTGGCCACTGCTTTGGCATAGGCCATTTCCAGATGAGCTGGATCAAGTTCACAGTCCACCATCCCATGACCCAATCGCAACATAGTGTAATCAAAAATTCCCTGCTTTAATTCATCTAGAGATGGCATTATTGTCTCCTGTTTACTGGTTATTTATGCTTTTGAAACTATAAATACACCTGGAGATACTATAGTGCCCAGAATATCACTTTGGCAAGAAGGCAAACACACAGCGGATTACAAGTTCATTGATCGCAGAATTGCGGAGATGTTCACGCTGGGTGGAACTTCAATTTTAATACACAAATATCTGGGTCCGGCAGACAACACTGCCAGCATAAACACCAGCAACGTCACTGTGAGCGGAAACACTGTACTAAAGTTCACAAACACCAGCAACATCAGTGTGGGACAGTTTGTGTTTGGAACCAACATTCCTGGCAATACCAAAGTGTGTTCCAAAACTGCCAACACAGTAACCATAACCAATTCGGTAACTGGCAATGTTGTCGCTGGCAGTGGTATCAAGTTCAGCAACACCAATGACCCCACACAGCCAGTATACACCAATCAGAGCGCATTGAACATACAGGATCTGCTGGTGCTGGAAAATCGAGATCGCAAATACGACACCAGCATCTATAACCTCAGAGGCATCTACAACGTACAGGATCTGGATTTTGATCTCAGCCAGTTTGGATTGTTCTTGCAAAACGACACTGTGTTTATCACTTTTCACCTAAATGAAATGGTGGAACGTTTGGGACGTAAGATCATAAGCGGTGATGTTATTGAAATACCGCACCTCAAGGACTATTATAGTCTGGAGGAAACTGTGCCTGTTGCACTCAAAAGATTCTATGTGGTGAAAGATGCCATTCGTAGTGCCGAAGGTTACAGTCCCACTTGGTGGCCACACTTGTGGAGAATCAAAGTCAGTCCTCTGGTAGACAGTCAGGAATACAAACAGATCCTGAACCAGATACAAGCTGGCACAGCTGATACCACACTGAGTGACCTGATCAGCACTGTGACCAAGGTAAATCAGGTCAATGACGCAGTTATTCAACGTGCTGAACAACTGGTTCCAGAAAGTGGCTATGATGTAACTCCGTTCTGGATTCCGCCCACAAGTGACGGAACCAAACAGGGCACACCGCTGCCTCCAGATGCTAGTCCAGTGGAAAAATTTGGTGGTTACTTGGTGGGCACTGGCGCTGCCCCCAATGGTCAGCCAGTGACCACTGGCACTGAGTTTCCTGATACTCCCGCAGAAGGCGACTTTTTCCTCAGACTGGATTTCTTCCCCAATCGGTTGTTTAGATTTGACGGAACCCACTGGATTCGAGTACAGGACGATGTTCGTACGGCTCTCACACATGGATTGGGTGATACGCAAATGGATCTGTTTATCAACGATAACACCACGTTCACTAATAATCAGGGTCAGACCGAGACTACCCTGCAAAATCTTAGCACACTTCTCAAACCCGATAGCGATTACTAATTATGAGTTACCAACAGCATTTTTACGACGAGCAAATTAAAAGGTTCATTGTCCAGGTGATTCGCGCTCTGAGCAATTTCCAAGTGCGTTTTGGAGACGGTACTCTGTATCGTGTGCCAGTGACATATGGAGACAGTAGCCGGCAAGCACAAAGCATCATCAGCCGCAACAGCGAAAACAGTATACCCAGTTGCCCGCTGATCAGCATATACATCACTGATCTCAAGTATGACCGAACCAGAATACAGGATCCCACATTTATTGACCGGATCAGTGTTAGAACTCGAGCATATGATGCCTGTGCTGACAGTTACTTGAATCAGCAGGGCAATGCCTATAACATAGAAAGGCAGATGCCAGTACCCTACGAACTCACTGTCAAGGCTGACATCTGGACCAGCAACAGTGATCAGAAGTTTCAGTTACTGGAACAGATACTGGTGTTGTTCAATCCAGCACTGGAAATTCAGAGCACAGACAATTACATTGATTGGACCAGCTTGAGTTACATGGAAATCACCGACAGCACCTGGAGCAGCCGCAGTATACCACAAGGCACTGACGACCAGATTGATATCAGCAGCGTGAGTTTTAAAATACCCATCTGGTTAACTGCACCAGCTCGTGTGAGAAAGATGGGAGTTATTCACAAGGTGGTGGCTGGCATATTCAACCCCACTGGTGACCTGGCTGACTTTGTGGCCAGCGATGATTTGTTGTTGGGCACACGCCAGGGAATAACTTTTCAAAATTATGGCATCTGGGTCAACGACGGTGAAGTACAGTTGCTCAAAGCCAACCCAGTGAAAAATTTACCCAGCTCAACAGATATTGGTGCTGAAGTGGTAGTGGGCACCAGCAAAGACTGGCCTGCTGCGCTGGACAAATACGGCGTAATTCGCAATGGTATCAGTCAGCTAAGGCTTATAATCACCGAGGAAGTTGAGATAGTGGGCACTATTGCTCTGAACCCGCTGGATGACAAAGTTTTGCTGTTCACTGTGGATCCTGACACTATCCCAGTAAACACACTCACCGCAGTGAATGCCATCATTGATCCCACCAGAGTGCATCCGGGATACAACGGTTTGCCAGCAGCAGCCGCTGGCCAGAGATACCTGTTGCTCAACGGCACTGGCAGTAATGACGACAATCAGGCTCCGTCGGGGTGGGAATTCAACGGTTACGAAACCATCGCCAACGCCAATGACATTATCCAATATGATGGAACCAGATGGGCAGTCAGCTTTGACAGCCAGGCTAATACCAGTACTCAATATGTTTCCAACTTAACCACCGGAAGACAGTATAAGTACTCACAAGGAATATGGACAAAAAGTTGGGAAGGCGAATATCATCCACTTCATTGGCGTTTGATCCTGTAGTCACAGCAGCAGGCGCCTTGTTCTATGCCGTGGATACACGGCGTTGCTTGTATCTGTTGCGCAGTCACAAACAACGTGGTACCTGGGGTCTGGTGGGTGGAAAACAAAATGCCGGAGAGTCTGTGCAGGATACTCTGTACAGAGAGTTTAATGAAGAAATTGGCGGTGTGCCTGGCCCACACCGCCTGATTCCACTGGAAACATTTACCAGTGACGACCTGTATTTTAAGTTTGTTACTTTTGCTTGTATTGTGCCTGCAGAATTTACGCCTGTGCTTAATTCCGAGCATTATGGATATTGTTGGGTACAAATGGGCGAGTTTCCTCGCCCATTGCATCCAGGTTTACGGAATACCCTAAACTTTCGGGTAATTCAGAACAAAATAGAAACCATTTGTTCCGTAACCTGGAGTTTTTAATCTATTGTAAAATATTAAAAAACTTCTGAAAATCTGCTGATTCCCGTTTGGTCCATGCAGTAAAACACATCTGTTCCATCTGTTTCAGTACAGGACTTTGACTCAATGGTAAGATACCTTTATTCAGATAATCATTTTCAAAGTGGCTGAATAGGGCATAGTATAGCTCACAATCAACTGACCGATTTCTCCAATCATAATTCATACCGCCACCAGGACATTGACCTTTGCACATAATAAAAAATCTGCAACCCTGGCAACCACCATGCTCCTGAGGCGTGAGATATAAAGCCATCTGTCTTTCAAAACCCTCCTGATCGGCTTTGAGATGAACCACACCCTCTTTGGTGGACCTGCCACAGTTTTGTTTTTCTCCTTGCCCATTAATTCCTCTGACGGCTTTTGTGGTATAGGGATCACATTCACGAAAAGTACAAGTGGCGCTGGAATCTCTACCCACCAATAGATTTTTTATATCAGTGAACATATCAAATCTATAATTTTTAAGCTCATGCTCGAGATGAGCCATTTCCAGCATTACTTCCACGCTTCTACCCGGAGTGAGTGAAAAAGTTTCTCCAACAGAATCATACTCTACTTCTAGAGTATGTAATCTCACTCCGTTAACTCCTTTGGTATCCAGATATCTAAACCATTCCTTGAGTCTGGGTAACTGTTCTGGAGTTGAATTCAAACGTGTCAGAGTAACTATTAGACTAAACTGTATCTTTTCTTCTGATAAACGTTCTATAGCATCCATGGACATTTTGGTTCTCCTGCGAGTCTCCTCCAAAGAACCAGCCCATCTAGTATCGTTGAGTTCATCCGGACCATCCATACTAATACCCACATGCACATTGTATTTTTTGAACAGTTCAATATGCTTATCGTTGATTAACGTACCGTTGGTTTGAATTCCATTTCTTTTATATCTTTCAAATCCAAATTTCCATAATCCTTCCAGAGTTTCCAGGTCAGTTAACAGTGGCTCCCCACCAAATAATCCGAATGGACCTCCTTCTTTTGCCAATCCGTTGATCATTTTTTCCAAGTCATAGGGCTTCTGATTAAAATTTCCAGCCTCCCTAATTGGATGTTCATAGCAATAAGAACAACTCAGGTTGCACGCTACACCCACTGGACTAACTTCTATACTCATACTAGATCCTTGATGTTAAATGTCAATTGCTCGTGAATTACTCACGAGCAATTGACTCCTCGTTGTTACTAACTTCTGTAGCAACAGTAGTTTCTTCTACTGATTCCGCTGGTTTTTCTACCCCGAGAATCTGTTCAGCTGAAACAACCTGTTTTTTATACTTTTCGTAATTTTTACCCAACAATTTCTCTTTTTCACCTTCAGTAGCATAACGATAGAAACACAAGATATACTCGTCTTCATCGTCATCCAGTTTCACTGGTTCTACTACCCAAGCCATCCTGGGTGGTGGATTCCACCCCAGATAAGAGCCCACTTGATCAATAAATTTTGCTCGATCAGATTCTAAAATTCTTTCATCACCTGCTCGATCGCCTCCGTCAAACCCAAACTGGGTGACCCAATTTCTTAACATGGGTCAATCGAACATTGAGGTGATGCCACCAACTCCAGCATGTTTTGAAAGCTTTCTTAGTCTTTTAAAGCCCTCAAAGTCCTTGGCTCGTACCTTGAAGTCTTCTACTGATGGTTTTTGTTCAGGATTTTCATCTAGTGCCATACTTTTTCTCCCAGTGAAACAAATTTCTACCCTGTAGATAATTGTTTTCAATAAAGTTCTTCCAGGATCTGTAATTGGTTGAATCTTGCAGCTTTTTTTCAAAAATACCAATTTTTACTTGAGATTCATCATAATTGTCCAAACTGTCAATCATGGGATATTCTTGTAAATAAGTCCAATTTTCATTAACCACAGTCCTAGTGTTATTTAGTAATGTGGGATTTATTGTAGATTCATTAATCAGCTGCATCCATCCAGTTGGACCAATGGGTCCACTAGTGTGTGCGGGCGCGATATTAAGTTGTTTACCATAAACTTTACCACCACCAGCATACCAATTGGCTTTCTGATAGATAAACTCCCAAATAGTCGGTGTTGGTGTTTGACTGAACAAGGTATCCTGGTCTATAAAAACCACATAGTCAACCTGTTTGTGGTTTTTTAGAAAAAACTCAACAAACGCCTTGTGTAAGTTTTCTTTGGATCCAGTAGTATCATAGATTTGTTTCGCGAAGTAAATATCAAAATTTAAATCATGATTGATCTGATTGCGTTCACACTCCAGCTTGAATACCAGGGAATTCAAAAAATGTGAGTTGGGATCCTGATCCAATGCGATGTGGAAATGGACCTGATGTTTTTGAAACTTGTTGGCTATGTGCCATATTTGAGCACACTCTGAAATATCTAATTTTGAAGCAATAGTAGCTAGATGTAAAGTCAAAACTGACCTCCTGTGATGTTAGAGAATTTATGCCAAGATCTGAAATTGTGGCTGATCAACATTAACTGTGACTATTTTTCCCACAGATGCATAACAATTCTCAGTGCTAGCTGTATGTAGTTTTTCAAATTTCAGTTTTAAAGAATTCATAGTGACCCAAGGCTCACTCACACCCGTGTTGAATTTCTCCACCCAATCACTATAAGAATACCACAAAATCTGTTTAACATGTGAGCGTAACCAATTTATACAATCAATACGCTGTTGTGGTGTACACTCAGTGAGTCTGCCTGGCATAAAGATAACCAAGTCATACTGTCTTTTCCACCATTCCCCTGACATATCAAACATATTGAGGTTATAAAATTCCCCAGCCATTAAACTATCCACGTTATATTTGATTCTACTAAATCTATCAGGATCCAGTTCAACGCCATGTATCCTGCTGTTTTTTAGTGTGTTTTGTTGAATAGTTTTCAATAACTCTGCATTGCCGCATCCCAGATCCAAAACATCATAAAATTGCGTCTTATCCAAATGCTTCAACGACTCCAACATCACTTGATGACTGTGAGTCATGGATTCAAAAGTGGAGAAC